CCGGTACTGGAGTAACTTGGGGGTTGGCCACATATCCGGTGCAATGCTCTTACCTGTTGCGTGCGGGTCTTTCCCATCGGTCAGTTACTCAATAGAATTTGGGTTGTGGCGCCAGCCGCTGATCTTCTGGTTGTCTCTAAGGACTGCAATTCACCACAACGGGAAGAGCACTGGATCAACTGTGGTAGTTGCCTGCATGTTGGTGAGTTCCTCAACCCCCAGTGCCCTTGCCGTTGTGTGCCTGGTTACTTCTCCACCTCAGGCGGCGGTGGTATCTTGGGAGTTCTCACACAACCAAGAGCAAAAAAATGTCTATAAATCTGCTACCCCCGGACCTCAGTGAATTAATAAGCCACATCGAAGAAGAAAGCGCGGCAACAAGACGATTTCTGATTGGGTTACTTAGGACACTAACTCCAGAGCAACGCCTTTCGTTAACCGATACGATTTTTGAACTTAACCAAATCGCTGATTCAACCATCCCGAAAAATAACGCCAAACTTTTAGCAAGAGGGAAGTCAATCTCTGAGAAAACGATCTCTCTTCTTGAATCAGCAAAAGAAGGTTGATTCTTGCTGTTTCATCTTTCCTAAAACCCTCCAATGAATCGTTATAAGGAGGGTTGTTTACTCTGAATCTGAACTGTTCTAGAGATAACTTTTCATCTGCATTTTCTGCTTTGTCCATTTTGAAACCTTATGAAGCATCTTTTTCAAATTAAGCGAATCATTTGGGACTCCATCGGTAGCTACTACGTGGGCGTCCTGCCTGTTCGCTGTTGATGAAGTTAATCTAAGATAACTTAGCTTTTAGGTCAATATTAAAAACTAAATATATTTAGTTTGATGAGTGGGAGTAAATGAAGAGGATGCTGGAAGTGAGTTTTAACGGCGTCTAAATTTACGGTGCTCGACCATTACACCGATAATATTTATTGGTTCTTTATCAGAGTGCTTGGTAGGAAAATCATCATTAAGAGGAACAATCGAAAAAATCTCATTGCCTTCAGCGTCGACACCGCGCGCCTTGTACTTTTTAAAAGTGGCTTCGTGTTCCCCGTTCTTAGCTACAACATAATCACCAGGAAGAGGTTGGATTTCGGGGTCGACAATAATCAAATCGCCTTCTGTAAATTCAGGCTCCATAGATTTCCCCTTTATTTTCAGGGCAAATGAGTGGGGGGAGAGGCTTAGATCGGTAAGGATATAATCGATGTTCCCTTCAAAATCATGAGCATCAGTCTCTGAAGTCCATATTCCAGCTTGAACGTAACTGATAATTGGTATTTGCCGCGTTCCGAATGAGGCGGGGATCAGGTTGGACCCTTCTTCCTTTCCGTAAAGGATAAATGATTCAGAAACGCCAAAGAACGCGGCTAAATTGCTAAGAGACTTTCCGCCAGGTTCGTTCAGATCTCGCTCCCAATAGCCAATAGTTACGTCACTGACCCCCAGAGCTTTCGCCACTTGAACCTGAGTCAATTTTCTATCTTTGCGCAGATTTTTAATTCTCTGACCTTGGGTAAGCATTTCTCTTCCTCTAAATGAACCTAAGTTATTTTAGTTTTTATTGATCTATATAAAATTAGATAATATTATCTAAATTAATTTAGAAAAAAGGAGGTTTTATGACTACGAATGATCTCGAAAGCTACTTTGGCGAGCCCAGCAAAGTGGCTGAGTTTTTTGGGATATCCCCAGAAGCTTTTTACACATGGCGCAAGCGCCCAGGCCAGTTAATACCTAAGGGTAGAGCTGCTGAAGCAGCTTACAGAACCAAGGGGGAATTGAAGTATGACCCCTCTCTCTACGAAAAGACTATCACCACAGCGCCTCAGGCATAACTACCGAAGGATAAGCGAAATGGTAGACATCAAAACAGCAGTAAAAGCTATGTGCAAAGCCTTCCCCGGCGGTCGGTCTGCAATGGCTGGTGGACTGGGAATGACTGAAACGCAGTTCAACAACAACCTTTACGAGAAGAATGGCTGTCGTTTTTTTGAAGTGACCGAGCTGGAAGCAATCGAGGATCTGAGCGGTACCAGTTTCTTGGCAGAGTACTTCGCCCAGCGCCGCGGCGGCCTGTTCGTGGACATCCCGCAATTGGATGAACTGGATCAGGTTGAGTTATTCAGCAGAAGCATGCGCACAGCAGCACATCGTGGCCACGTCGACATGATTATTCAGGCATCGCTTGAAGATGGTGTGATTGATTCGGCAGAGGCCGCAGAAATCATGACTTATCACCAGCGCCACTTGGCGGCACGTGATGCAGAGGTTAGGGCGGTGATTGCGCTTTTCAGCAAGAAGTCGAAGGCCGGAAAGGTTGAAGCCCCAAGTGTGCAGCTCGGGGCTTCGGGTGCATTAACTAAACAGTGTGGAGTAGATAACGCATGAACAGTTTACTCGTAAAAGCTGGCGTTCCGCAAATGCGCTGTCGGTCAGAGACTGGCGGAACGTCTGGCTCTTTCTCGTATGAAGTGATGATAGATGGCCACTGGGTACCGTGCAACTACCAGTTCGCCGTCCGTTGGGTAGGTTACGTGACCGCACAGCGTAAGAAGGTGGACGCATGTCAGAAGAAATCCAAAAGCTGGACAGGCGTTACAAAGATTGGAGGGGCGTTCTGGTCCACGTCGTGGGATTTGATAGACCCGGCGAACGAGTCATCTACATGCGCGAAGGGTATGAGCACGAATGCGCCTATCCAGTTGAGAGATTCCGTAAGAGGTTCACGAGGATTCTATGAGCGTTAAGTTATCCGCATACGTTTGGGATGGTTGCGCGGCTGCCGGTTTAAAAATATCGGCGGTGGCCATTATGGCGCGCCTCGCTGACTTTAGCTCTGACGAGGGTCTGTGCTGGCCGTCTATTGCGACCATTGCCCGCCAGCTGGGTGCCGGTGAAAGTACCGTGCGCACTACGCTAGGCAAACTTGAGGCCGACGGCTGGGTCAGCAGCACCCAGCGGCGCAAGGGAAACCGCAACACATCGAACATGTACCAGTTGAACATCGCCAAGCTACGCGCTGCTGCTGAGGCGTCAGATTCTGACACGTCAAAATCTGACACATCAAATTCTGACCGTTCAAAATCTGATGCATCAAAATCCAACACGAATACCTGTTTTCACCCGCCAGAATCTGAGGGGGATCCGTTAGTAAATTCAAAACAAGATCCATCAAATATTAAAACCCTTTGTCAGCCTGCTGCGCAGACCGACGCCGAGGTTGAAATTACTGATCAGGCTAAACAGGTCTTGAACTACCTGAATCAAGTCACTGGCTCACGCTATCAGGTCAGCAAATCCTCGCTGGATAACATCCGCGCCAGACTTCACGACGGCTTCACGGTTGAAGAGCAGCAGCTGACGGTTGATTACATGCACGCCAAGTGGGGCGGCGATCTGGAAATGGCCGAATACCTGCGACCGTCAACGCTGTTCCAGCCTTCGAAATTCCCTGGCTATCTGGAAGGTGCAAACGCTTGGAAGCGCGCTGGCCGTCCGGCCCGCAAAAATGGGAAATGGGATCGCGGCGGTGATGTGTCCGTTGATACCACTGAGCGCGACATGGCTTACCGTCGTTTCATCAGCGGCGTCGCCGGAACCAAGGCACCAAGCGATTTGGAAAAGCAGGTTTGTGCAGAAGCCTGCCGGGCAAACGTTCGTGGGATGCGTAGCGATTTCGCGATATCAGCATGGAACCGTGTTTGGAAAGAGTGCGCGCAGCGCCAGCAGCAGGGGACAGCAGCATGAAAAACTCAATGCAAAAGTACGTGACAGAAGAGTTACTGCGGGCCACTAAGCCGCTCAGCTGCGGAGAACTGGCGGCAATTATTGGCAAGAAGGTGGACTTTGTGCCGAAGAATGCTGGCGTCTCAGTAGTTATTCAGCGCCTGAAAACTCTGCCTGACTTCAAAGTAACGGTGCACGGCGAGTTCCCGCGCCAGAAGTACAGTCTTGCGCGTCTGAAAATCAATAAAGCGGATCTTCAAACCTTGGTTCGCCATGAATTCGAAACCCGCCTGTGGGCAGTGAGAACAGCAAGGGGGCAAGCGTGAACTATCAACTAATTTACGCAGATCCGCCGTGGCGCTATGACAACGTGATCAGCAACGGTGCAGCTGGTTGCCACTACAGCACGATGTCGCTCACCGATCTGATGCGCCTCCCGGTCTGGTCCCTCGCCGCCGACAACGCTGTGCTGGCAATGTGGTACACCGGCACGCACAACGCTGAAGCCGTGAAGCTTGCTGAGGCTTGGGGGTTCAAGGTGAAAACCATGAAGGGCTTTACGTGGGTGAAGCTGAACCAGCTGGCAGAGCAGCACATCAACAAGGCGCTGGCCGCCGGAGAGGTTGAAGACTTTTACGACTTCCTCAGCCTGCTGAACGGCCAGACACGCATGAATGGCGGGAACTATACGCGCGCGAACAGCGAAGACCTTCTGGTCGCCGTGCGCGGTACCGGATTAGAGCGGGCCTGCGCCAGCGTGAAACAGGTGATCTACTCGCCGCTGGGCGAACATAGCGCCAAGCCGTGGGAAGCCCGCCGCCGGTTAGAACTGCTTTATGGCGACGTGCACCGCATCGAGTTGTTCAGCCGCGGTGAAGCGCATGGCTGGCACCATTGGGGGGACGAGTGCCCGCGCAGCGATATCAACTTGGGTGCTGCCCAGTTCCAACTACAAAGCCAATCGCAAAATATTCCAGAAATTATTCTATTACCTGAAACCAATAATCAGGTTTGGCCTGCCGAGGTTCATCACCTGTTTGACCAGATTGCTGAATCAACAAGCCTTGACGCGCACCTACAGAACAAGCTGCGCCACCACATCAACCGTTTAAAAATGGATGGCCTGCCAACGGCCGCAATCATTCAAACCGCTGGCACACTGGCCCGCGCAATGGGAGCTCGAGCATGAAAGAAATCATCGTAGATAATTTTGCTGGTGGTGGCGGTGCGAGTACCGGTATTGAGATGGCAATTGGCCGTAGTGTTGATATTGCGATTAATCACGACGAAAACGCGATTGCGATGCACAGCACCAATCACCCTGAAACGCTGCATTACTGCGAATCAGTGTTCGATGTTGACCCTGTTGTTGCGACCGCAGGCCGCCCAGTTGGCTTGGCTTGGTTCAGCCCTGACTGCCGCCATTTCAGTAAAGCCAAAGGCAGCGCCCCGGTTAAGAAGGAAATTCGCGGTCTGGCATGGGTTGTTATTCGCTGGGCGCTGGCTAAGCGCCCTCGCGTCATGATGCTGGAGAACGTAGAAGAGTTTAAAACGTGGGGGCCGCTGGTCACAACACCTTCAAAACCTGATCTCCCGAATCACCTGTTAAAGGAATTTATTGGACCTGTATATCCTGAGCGGAGTTATCCGGATCCAACCAGAGCTCGGGAGACATTTGACGCATTCATTGGGATGCTAACTACCGGCGTCGCAGCAGACCACCCCGCCCTAGAAGAGTGCTGCGAAGTGCTAGGGATTAGCACCGATAGT